ATTATTGTGACCTGATTCGATTAGACAATGGAGCATACGAAATACATTTGGGTGTTGCAGTTGTTGGCGGTAAAGTAACTAAAACAAATTCTAAATTTTTTTGCAATTATAATTCACATAGATTAGGCAACGATTTGAATTATTTAATTAGAGATGTTGAAGAAGATGCAGAAAAAATACGATTATATGGATATATTGATTTGGAGAATGTGAAGGATACTAATGAATATGTAGGTGTTATAAATTCAAGTGTTAAAAAAAAAGATACAACCAATGAGGAGAATGCAAAAAAAATGAATTATGGAAATATTGATAGAAGATGGTATGGTGGTAAAAAAACTCGCAAACAACGATATCAAAATAAAAAAACTCGCAAACAATTACGCAGCAACATATATTGATTTGGGCCACACATAATTTCAAAATTTAAACGAAAGACCATATTCATTGTTTTTATTTTCCCATATTCCTGATATTTTTAAACAGTTTATTTTATCTTTTGCTGTAAATTTGCTCTGCAAATGTTCAGCCAATTTTGAAATAGGTTTGGAACTTGGCGATTTTGATTTACCATATATACTTAATAATTCACTTTCCAACTTTATCAATGTGCTCTGTGTAAAATCATCGGCAGATACATTGATATAAATGCCATACATAGTGAAAAATTCTTCACAATAATTAATTTTGGTAAAAATGCCATCAAACAACATATTGGGCTTGGTTTCCATAAAAAAAACATTGGCTGTACATATGCTTTTTAAATCAAGAAGTATATTCATTTTTGCTGATAAAACAAAGGTTTTATATTTATACCGTTTTCTAAAAAATAAAACATTAAAAGGTTTTATTTTAAAAAAAAAGAGACCCAGTTATATTTTAAAAAGGGAGGGGTCGTAGGGGAAAGGACGCCTCCGGAGCGTCGCTAGACGCGACGCACCTTATAGCGTCCGACAGTCGGCGCCTAAAGGCGCCTTACCGTAGGTTCCCTACTTACATACCACCGGCAATGCGAACACCTCCGACAAGTCCAGTGCCGATGGCAAGACCAGCACCCTGTCTAGATGATACACCCATCGAGGGGATAAAAGTGTCTAAAATAGCAAGGGTGGCGGCGGCAACCAATGCAATAACAGTGACCTCCTCAAGCTTCAATGACTGCTTGGGGATAACATAAGAAGCAAATGCAACAATAATACCTTCAACAATGTATTTAATGGCTTTCTTGACAATCTCGTGAGACATTTTATATATACTAAACCAATAAAAAAATCATCAGGATTTAATTATTTGTTGTTAAAATACTTAAAACATTCAATCAATAAATAGTATATATATTTCTAAATGTCTGGATTCCAAAAAAAGAAGCTAGATAACGGTTCTAAAAACCCCAGCTACGTGGATTTGTGCGAGGAGGACGCCACAATCCCTTCTCAAAAGTTTGTATGCATCTCTTTCATTTCCCCCGAAAAAGTGCTAAAGCAACGAGAGCAATACATTTTTGAGAAATTTGTCCAACAATGGGAGTTCAATAAATCCATCGAGAAGTTCGGCGATTTTATGAATTTTATTTCGTTCAAATATAAGCTAAAGTTGGATGATATCATGACTGATATGAAGGAATATGTAACCGAGGAGAAAAAACACCTAAAGTCTTATTCGGTTGCCGACGATTTCAAGAATTTTATGGACAAGAATGAGGAACGTTTAACCGAGGATTTCAACAAGCAGAATGACTTCAAGACATCGGTACGCGGTATCAAGATTCGTGGTGCATATTCTAGTCAGGCTGAGGCTGAGTTGCGAGCTAAAAAGCTGAGAGAGTCGGACCCTAACCACGACATTTTTGTAGGGCCAGTTGGTGTTTGGATGCCATGGGACCCTGACGCCTACAAGACTGGTCGTGTCGAATTTATGGAGGAGGAGCTTAACCAGTTGCACCACGAGAAGTTGAAGAATGAGGAGAAGGCCAAGCAGGAGTTTGACCAGCGGGTTCGTGATGCAAAGAGAAAGGCAATTGAGGAGAATGTGAAGAAGGCGCGCGAGTCTGGTAACAAGTTGACCCAGACCATGACGGAGGATGGAGAGCTTGTCGGTGTGACCAAGACTGTTAACTTTGACGAAAGAGAGGTTGCTGAGATAATTCCATCCAACAGTTTTGGCAAGGCCACTGTTGAGTAGGGAAACCGTAGGTTTCCCCTACGACCCCTTCCCTTAATTATAAAATATTTGGGATGTATGTTTCCTTAAAAGAGAGGGGGTCATAGGGGGGCTTTGCCCCCCTAAAATTGAAATAAAAATTATAATAATTGTTGAAAGTATAAAAAAAACAATTATTACAATTTACATAAAAAAACAATTATTACAATTTACAGATGAAGAAATTCTTTACACAAACAAAACCGGAAGACCCCTTTGATTGCCGCGTTGTCCTAAGCAGTGGCGACCGCTGTGACCCGACCAAAGTGCAAACAGGCTCACTCATGTATCGCCCTGCCAGATTAGTAGTTTTGGACGCAAAAGACCTTTGTCTAAGAAACCAGGATTTGTATGAAGCAGGCGAAGACGCGGACATAACCGTTTGTCAAAACCTGATGAGAAAGCAGTGCTGGACACCCGACCAATACACAAATACAAGACAGGTAACGCTTAAAGAAATGCAGGAACTAATTATGACTGAAATCGGCGACTGTATTTGCAAAGTGGTTTTCAACAAGTTGCCGAATGCGAGTGATATGGCGACCCTGTTACAAGAAGGCAGCCATCAAATTGAGGATTTAGAAACAACCGATGCAGAGAAACACAAATTATATAAAAAACTGTTTGAACGCGTCCAGAAAGGCGACATACGAATTATGCGCGGATACGTTTTAAAAATTGATTCGGCAACAGGATTGGTACGGTTTCTGGACGCGGACATAGAAGAAAATGGCGAAAGGGCGTTTTATATGAAAAACGTATTGGAACTGACTTTACGCTTAACCAAATATGTTTTAGTCAAATAAATATTTGGTGAATAATATATAGTATTTATTAAAATATGTATTATTTGTTGATTATAATAGTATTAATATGTGTGTCAATCTTTTTTTTATTTTTTTACAAAAAACCACAACCAAAAAAAGAACCATTTAAAACAACTGATTATTTAGATGGAATTGATGTAATTTATTGGATTAATTTGGACAGGTCAGTCGATAGACGACAACGAATGGAGAAAATGTTTGAAGACCCGGTGTTTGCACAAAAAAAAATTATCCGCATTTCAGCAGTTGATGGAAAAGCGCACGATATAGACCAAATTCTAAATACCAATTTTGAAGGAATGCAACCAGAGAAATTTACAAAAGTTGAGTATGCATGTTTGTTATCGCATTTAAACGCAATCAAACAATTTTCAGAGTCAAACAACAAGACCGCTTTAATTATGGAAGATGATATGACCCTTGAATATAAACCGTACTGGAAGAAATCTGTACAACAAATAATAGATAATGCACCGAATGATTGGGAATTAATTCAATTATGCATTAATATAAACTCACCTTTAAAACAAATATATACCAAAAATTCAAATGGTCATGTATCTTGCAACGGTGCATATGTTATTAACAAAAATGGTTCTTTAAAATTAAATGAAAATAAATATAAACTAGGAGATACCTTACATGTTGCAGACGTGTATATATTTAATAAAATCAGTACATATGCATACAAATATCCAATGTTTACTTATAAATTTAACCAAACTTCAACAATTCACCAAGAACATTTAGAACAACATGATAGAAATAAAAAAATAATTGACAATTTTATAAAAGGAAAAACATGATAAAATATATTTATAAAATTTGTTTATTAATTATATTAATTGTATTAATTGTATTAATTGTAAATAAATTTAAAATAAATAATTGTGAAAACTTTGAAAATCAGATACCTTTGCATATATATCAAACATGGCATACAAAAGATTTACTACCACCAAAAATGCGCAAATGTGTTGAAAAACTAAAAACTGACAATCCAGAATTTGAACATCATTTATATGATAATGAAGAATGTCATCATTTCATTAAAACCAATTTTGATAAAAGAGTATTAAATGCATTTAACAAATTGAAACCAGGTGCATTTAAAGCAGATTTATGGCGTTACTGTATTCTTTATAAAAAAGGAGGAATTTACTTAGATATTAAATATCAATGTGAGCCAAATTTTAAGCTTATTGATTTGGCAAACGATAATTTATATGTGAAAGAATACTGGAATGGTAAATATTTAGATAATGCTGTATATAATGGATTTTTAATTTCAAAACCAAATAATGAAAAATATAAAAACATAATAGACCAAATTTGTTATCATGTCGAAATCAAATACTATGATGATTTTATAAGCGGGCAAACTGGACCTTACTTATTTGGTCGTTTTTTTGACAAAACAGAAATGAATAATATAAAATATGCATACTATGAAGAAAACAATCGTGGATTTATAAAAAATATTGATACTGGTAAAAATATCCTATCATTTTATCCAGAGTATAGATATGAACAAAAAAAGAATCCATCTACGAAATATTGGCAAGATATGGTGAAATATAAAGAGGTATATGAAGATTAGCAATGATACATACTTTGAAAATATTTACATAAATGTTTTCAAATAAAAAATATTAATATTTGGCGGTTCAGCTTTGCTTCTGCCCTTTTTAAAGCCAAGTTTGCCTTAAACAGTCGCCACAAATTCCCAATCCAGCGTCTCGCAAACTTTCTTCCACACCATATCTTGTTCCAGCTGTTTCTCTCTATCTTTCATCATAGGAATGAACGGCAAATACTGCGTTTGGTTCAGCAACACACAAAGCTGGAACAATGTATACGTGCAATTGAAGAAATTTGTCCTGTAAGCGGGGCAATGAATTGCCCATGGCTCCTGAATCTCAATGAATAAGATGCACAATGTGTCCTGCAGTTCATCGCTCATTACCGGCGGTTTTATTCCAAAAATGGAATTGATATATTGAATATGCTCAAAATACCGATTGAACCCTAACTTCTTCAAAATTTCACGCATCTTCTCATAGTTGATTTCGCTTGTTAAATCATAGATTCTCTCTTTCTTGATTCGTCCGCGAATGGCTTCAATGACATGTGTAGGAATTTGCGTGGTTTCCTTCGCCTGAAATTGCGACAATATTTCCTTGAAATGGTTTAAGCGGACGTAAGCATTGTACGTCACCTCATTTGGCGGCTCCTTGTAAATCGGCTTCTCATTATCCACAATAAATTGCACATAGGTCGCACACTTATTGTTGTTGCAAATCATGATTCCCTCCTCGTCTTGAGGAATCAGTTCGCCAATTGAACATTTCTGGCAAACATCGATGCACATGGTGCAATCCGTTTGAATATAGTCTTTGTTGACGTTTTTCCAATAGTTTTGATACAAATTTTTGGAATTTTGGTATTTGGGGTTTGATGCAATATCGGTTTCGGATTTTATTTTAAAGAATGAATTCAAAATATTCTTGTTTCCGGAATCACCCCCTGCAGAGATTTTCTTTTTCTCTTCAAAATAATTGAAAATATATGGAACATTGTCCAACAAATAATTGTTTCTCATGGTTTTGTATTTCTTTAGCTGTTCTGTAATATGTCGTATTTGGTCCTTGATTTCCATCTTTTTGTCAATATCCGATTCATCCAATGCACGCATCTCTGCTTTAAACATGAGTTTTTGTTGCTCTAAGTTGGGAATTGTGTCGGTTTCCACAGTATAAAACTCATTCAACATTTGCGTATGCTTTTCATCAATTGTTATGGATGGCTGTCCTCTCTTTTTTTTACTACTATGGTTGGGCATTTAAAGATATATTATTTAGTTATTGATTTTTTATATATTTTCTCTCCATAAAATATATTTGAAAATGTCTTTCTTAACAAAAATGCAATTTATGTTTGAAAATTTGTTTAACCGTGTTACAAGAATGATTCCTTCTGCTTCCGGGAAGATTCTTTATAACAAATGGATTCTCTACTTCATTTTTGTGGTGGGTATCTATGATGTCGTTCACTTTTATCAGCGAGGAAATATAATGGCTGTTGCAATTTTTGTCATTGTTGGATTCTTGACATCATTCTTTAGTAAAAATATGATTGTTGTCATTGTTAGTGCAATTGCGGTATCGCATATTGTTGCATATGGAAATAAAATGACCGAAGGACTTGATGAAAAAGAAGGTCTAGAAGAAGATGAAGAAAAAGAAGACTTTACTGAAGGCGTGGAGGAAGAAGATGATGAAGGGTTTGCGGAAGGTATCCCGGACAATGAAGAAAAAGATGATGAAGAAAAACCTAAAAAGAAGAAATCTACCGATGAAGAAGATGATGCATTTACAGCAAATATTGATAAAATGCAAACACTTCTTAACCAGACCGAACAAATGGTTAAACAATCAAATCAACAAGGGTTTCACACCATGAGCAGTAGTTTTTCTGAATATCATTAAAAAAAAAGGGGGTTGACCCCCCCCTTCATTTTTATTTTTTTAATTAAATTATACGAAATATATGTTTTTATACGAAATATATGTTTTTATACGAAATATATGTTTTTATTTTTTTTATTTTTTTTATTTTTTTTATTTTTTTTATATTTTTTATATTTTTTATATTTTTTATATTTTTTATATTTTTTATATTTTTTATATTTTTTATATTTTTTATATTTTTTATATTTTTTATTTTTTTTATATTTTTTATATTTTTTATATTTTTTATATTTTTTATATTTTTTTTTTTTTTTTTATTTTTTTTTTTTTTTTTTTTTTT